GTGGGTGGCGGGCAAGACGAACGAGACCACGGGCGACATCGTGCAGGCGAAGCTGCTGGGCGCGGTGCAGGGCAGCGGGCACACGAAGCGGCTGAGCGGGACGGGCATGGTCCGGGGCGACTGCATCGGCGACGTGACGTGGAAGCAGGGTTCTCCGGACCTGGTGGACACCGTGCGCATCCGGCACGTCTCGGGCGAGTGGTCCACGCTGGGCGTGAAGTCGTACCAGCAGGGGCGCGGCAGCTTCGAGGGCACGGAACAGGATCTGATCTGGCTGGACGAAGAGCCGCCGCTGGAGGTCTACACCGAGGCCCTTGTGCGCCTGATGACCACGGACGGCCTGATGCTCTGCACCTTCACCCCGCTGGAAGGGCTGAGCGACGTGGTGCTGTCCTTCCTGCCCGGCGGCAAGCTGCCCGAGGATGGCGGCGGGGCGCTGGGTGGCTCGCGGTATGTCGTGATGGCCACCTGGGCGGACGTGCCGCACCTGTCCGACGAACAGCAGGCAATCCTGCTGGCGTCGATCCCGCCCTACCAGCGCGACGCGCGCACGAAAGGCATCCCGCAGCTCGGCAGCGGCGCCATCTACCCGGTGCCGGAAAGCGAGATCGTCGTGGACCCGTTCGAGTTGCCGCGCCACTGGCGCCGCAGCTACGCGATGGACGTGGGCTGGAACCGCACGGCCGCGGTGTGGGGCGCTGTCGATCCCGACACAGACACCGCGTACATCACGCACGAGCACTACCGCGGCCAGGACGAGCCGGCCAGCCATGCCGCGGCCGTGCGGGCGCGGGGCGAATGGATGCTCGGCGTGATCGACCCGGCGGCGCGGGGCAGGGGGCAGAAGGACGGCGAAAGCCTGATGCAGCAGTATCAGGATTTGGGCCTGACGCTGATTGCCGCAGACCATGGCGTCGAGGCCGGGTTATTCGATGTGTTCACGCGGTTGACGACGGGCAAGCTCAAGGTGTTTCGCACCTGCCAGAATTGGTTGGCCGAATACCGGCTGTATCGACGGGACGAGAAGGGGCATATCGTGAAGGTCAACGATCACCTGATGGACGCCACGCGCTACTGGGTGCGCAGCGGCTTGGTGCTGGCGGCGACGGAACCGGCGCGGTCGTATGGCGGCGGCGTGCAGGCGGTGGGGCGGGAGTATGATCCGTTTGGAGGGATGGCATGAAGCCCGACATCACCCTCGGCGGCAGCGAGCCCGCGGCCTGGGAGAAGCTGGACGAGGCCCTGCGCAAGGCCGGCGAGGCTTCCTACGCCGGCCGCTATGCCGACACGATGCAGCACCTGCGCCACGGGATCGAGGCCGCGACGGAGTTCGGCGTGCATCGCGCGGATGGGCGCTGGGCGCTGGTGGCGGAGCGGATTGAGCGGGCGCGCACATTGCTGACGGGCGTGACGGCGGCCGAGTTCCGTGCGGCTGCGACGGCGATTGCGGTGATGTTCGAGGAGATGCACGCGACCGTGGCGATGATGCGGGTGGCGCGCACTCGCCATTAAAATCCCTGCACCCCGCAGGATAAACAGTTGCAACGACACGCGCCGGATGCCTCAGGTGTCGCATGTGTCTCGGCCGCCCCAGCACCCCCGCGCCACCTCCGGTTCCGCCTCCTCCGCCGCCGCCCCCGAACCCCTCGGGCGCGGACATGCAGGCGGCGGGTGCGCGCGCGCGGTCCTCGGCGGCGAATGCCATGGGCTACCTCTCCACCATCGCCACGTCGCCGCAGGGGGCGCTTGACACGAAGGCTGCTCCGACTGGCCAGCGGACGCTGCTGGGATGAGCGACGACGATGCCCGCGTGGTGTCCGCTCGCATGCGGCCGGTTCCGCCGGCCAAGGCCACGCTGCTGCGCCAGCACGTCGACACGCGGCTGACGACGCTGCGGGGCCTGCGGTCCACGTGGTGGGCGCACTGGCGGATGATCGCCGACGTGATGATGCCGCGCCGCATGCCATGGCTGGCCACGCCCAACCGCAGCCGGGGCGGGGACATCAACACCGCCATCGTTCGCAGCACGGCCACGCGCGCGGCGCGCACCATGGCGGCGGGGCTCATGACCGGCGTGACCAGCCCGTCGCGGCCCTGGTTCAAGCTGTCGATCCCAGGTGTGTTCAGCGACGCCACCAGCCCGGCCCGCGTGTGGCTGGACGAGGTGCAGCAGCGGATGCTGCGCGTGTTCGCGGAGAGCAACTACTACCAGGCCAAGGCCACGCAATACCTCGACCTTGGCGTATTCGGCACGGCGCCGCTGATCATGTACGAGGATTTCGACGACGTGATCCGGTGCTACAATCCGGCACCGGGCGAATACTTCGTGGCCAATTCGGCCAAGATGGCGGTGGACACGCTCTATCGCGAGTTCGTCTACACCGTGCGGCAGGTGGCGCAGGAGTTCGGTGTGGATGCCCTGTCGCCGCAGGCCCGCGCGCTCTACGACCGCGGCGCGTCCAGCCTCGACTACGAGGTGAAGGTGGCGCACGCCATCGAGCCCAACGACAGCGAGACGGGCGGCGGGGCAGTGCCGGACAGCTTCGCGTGGCGCGAAGTGTATTGGGAGCTGGGCAGCAACAGCGACTGCGTGCTGCGGGCCAGGGGCTTCCACGAATGCCCGTTCTCGGCGCCGCGCTGGGATGTGGTGGGGAACGACGCGTACGGGCGCTCGCCGGGCATGGATGCGCTGGGCGATACGCGGCAGCTGCAGCTGATGATCAAGCGGCAGGCGCAGATCGTGGACCGCATCGGCACGCCGCCCATGATCGCCGACGTGGCGCTGCGCAATGAGCCGGCGACGCAGCTTCCGGGCGGGATCACCTACGTGGCCAACGCCAACGGTGTGGGGTTCAAGCCGGCCTATCAGGTGCCGCCGGGCGCGGTGGAGCCGATCACGGCGCTGATCGCCAAGGTGGAACTGGAGATCAAGGAGACGTTCCACAACGACCTGTTCTTGATGATCTCGCAGCTGGACACCGTGCGCACGGCCACCGAGATCGACGCGCGGCGCGAGGAGAAGCTGATCCAGCTTGGCCCGGTGCTGGAGCGGATGCAGGGCGAGAGCCTGGACGTGGAGATCGAGCGCGTGTTCGCCATCATGGTGCGCGCCTCGCGCGGCGCCTGGGCGCGCGGGCAGGATGGCATGCTGCCGTTGCCGCCGCCGGAGTTGCAGAGCGTGGCGCTGGAGGTCGAGTACGTGTCGATGCTGGCGCAGGCGCAGCGCGCGGCCAGCACGGCGGGGATCGAGCGGCTGGCGGCGCTGGTGGGCAACTTGGCCGGCGGCAAGCCGGACGTGCTGGACGGCGTGGACTTCGATGAGATGGTGCGCCGCTACGCCGACGACCTGGGCCTGCCGCCCAAGATCGTGGTGTCCTTGCAGCAGGTCCAGCGGGTGCGGGCGCAGCGCGCGCAGCAGCAGGAAGCCAGCGCGGCGGCAAATGCCGGGCTTGCGGCGGTGCAGGGTGCCAAGACGCTGAGCGAAACGGACGTGGGCGGGGGCATCAACGCGCTGCAGCTGATGAGCGGCGCGGCGATGCCGGGGATGGCCGCATGACCCCCACCCTGCCGAAAGGCTTCTACCTCCAGCGCGGCGAGCGCCTGTTCGGCGTGTCGGGCTGGTGGAAGGACCAGAACGCCGCCATGCGCTTCCAGACCCGCGAGGATGCGCAGGCCGCCATTGCCGAGCAGGGGCTGGGCGACGACGTGCGCGTGGTGGAGCGGCCCTACCAGCCCGGGCCAATGCCGCCGCGCGAGGACCAGCGCGACTACGACCCGTTCGCGGTGGTGGCGGCATGAGCGATCTTGCCGAGGCGCCGGACCTCTACAACGCCGCCGATCCGGCCAAGGTGCAGGGGCGGCAGAGCAAGGCCAAGCGCGAGCAGGCCGAGGCGGACAGCGCCTTGCGCAACCTGCTGAACACCACGCCAGGCCGGCGCTGGGTGTGGCAACTGCTGTGCGAGTGCGGGGTGTTCGCCTCCAGCTTCCGCGACAGCGCGTTGGTGATGGCGTTTGAGGAAGGCAAGCGGAACGTGGGCCTGCGGTTGCTGGCCGACGTGATGCGCGTGGCGCCTGAGCAATACCAGACGATGGCAGAGGAGAACCGACCGCCGTCATGAGCGAAACAGCCCCGGGCGGCAGCGCGCCTCCCCAGTCCCCAACGCCGGCCCCTGAGCCGACGCTGCGGAGTGGGGAGGCGCCAGAGGCCGCACAGACCCAGACCGCGCCGGAACAGCCCGGCAACCTGCTGGCGGACGCCAAGCCCCCCGAGGCCGAGGCACCGCCCGAAAGCGCCCCGGCCGAGCCGGACGCGCCGATCAGCTACGACTTCAAGCTGCCCGAAGGGGTGGCCAAGGATGATCCGCTGTTGGCGGCGTACACGGAAGCAGCGGCCGAGGCCAAGCTTCCGGCGGACGTTGCACAGGCGGTTCTGGAGCGCTTGTCGCCAAAGCTGACGGAGGCCCTTCAGGCTCCGTATCGGCTGTGGAGCGAGACGCAGACCAAATGGCAGGAAGAGGTCAAGGCCGATCCCGAGATCGGCGGCAGCCGCCTCCAGCCCACGCTCGCCGGCATCGCGAGGATGCTGGACGACCCCCGCTACTGCGACCCCGGACTGCGCGCCGCGCTGTCCGCCACGGGCGCCGGCAACAACCCCGCCGTGATCCGCTCCTTCGCCAAGCTGGCCAAGGCGGTGACCGAGGGCGGGATGGTGCCGGCGGGCAAGCCCGCGGCGGAGGCCAAGCCCACGGCCGCGGTCCTCTACCCCACCATGCAAACCTGAAGGAGCCTGACCCATGGCGGTCATCGGGGGGCTTGCCCCCACTTATGTGGACCACGCGCGACGGATGGACCCGGACGGGAAGATCGCGCGCATCATCAACATCCTGTCCCAGACCAACGACATCCTGAAGGATATGGTCGTGGTCGAGGGCAACCTGCCGACCGGGCACCAGACCACGGTGCGCACTGGCCTGCCGTCTGCCACGTGGCGCCTGCTGAACGCGGGCGTGGCGCCGACCAAGAGCACCACGGCGCAGATCACCGACACGGCCGGGATGCTGGAGACCTACTCCGACATCGACGTGGACCTGGCCAAGCTGAACGGCAACACCGCCGAGTTCCGCCTGTCCGAGGACATGGCCTTCCTCGAAGGCATGAACCAGCAGATGGCGAGCGCCTACTTCTACTCGAACGCCATGGCCACGCCGCAGCAGATCATGGGCTTCGCGCCCCGGTTCTCCACGGTGAACACCGCGGTGGCGCAGTCGGCGAACAACGTCATCGACGCGGGCGGCACCGGCAGCACCAACACCTCCATGTGGATCGCCGCCTGGGGCAACGACACCTGCCACGGGTTCTTCCCCAAGGGCAGCGTGGCGGGCCTCCAGCACCGCGATCTCGGCGAGGTGACGGCGCCCGCCAATGGCGGCACCTGGGGCACGACCCTGACCCAGCTGCAGGTCTACCGCAGCCACTTCCAGTGGAAGACCGGCCTGAGCGTGCGCGACTGGCGCTACGTGGTCCGCATCGCGAACATCGACGACGCAGATGCTGACCGGCAACGCGCCGAACCTGCTGAACG